GTGACGCAATCGGGTCAGACAATCAGTATTGCCGTAACGGATAAACCGACTTTTGAAAGCGTAACGGCCAATACTTCCGTGAACGTGGGGGATACGACGCTCACCTCTGACGGCATCACGATAGTGAATGGCGCTGGAGATAGCGTCAGTGTGACTAAAGAGGGGTTGAATAACGGCAATAATACGATTACGAACGTCGCGCCGGGGGTAAAGGGGACTGATGCGGTTAATCTGGATCAGTTAAATGCAACGACCGGTGCGGCGAAAACGATATTAGAGAATGGCACAACCACTACGGTGACAGAGAGAACGGGGACGAATGGCCAGAGTATTTATTCCGTTGAAGTGAATCGTTCAAATGGTTCGGTGAATAAAAACGGCACTGTAACTGTAGAGAATGGTGATGCGATATTGAACGCACGCACCGTAGCAAACTTAATCAATAATTCGAGTTGGTCAGTGAATGCCGGCAGCGTCACAGGCACAAACGGCGTAACTCATTATGCAGTCAATGCTAACAGTGCAATTCGCGCCGGTGATACGGTAAATTATAACGCAGGGAAAAATATTGTAATTGGTGGTGAAGGTCATAACGTGACGATCGCCACTAATCCGAATGCCACCTTTGATTCTGTTGCGGCCAATGCTTCGTTTACTGTCGGTACGGGTGAGAATGCAACGACGATAAGCTCGAATTCCGACGGTTTAGTTGTTGCAAATAGTACGGCCGGTGATGCGAAGATCCAAGGCGTAGCAAATGCAACATTAAATGCGGAGAGTAAAGATGCCGTAAATGGCAGCCAATTATATTCCACGAATAATAATGTGACTAATTTAACAAATGAAGTTGCTAAAGGCTGGAATATGGCTGTTGTTGCGGAAAATGGCAGCGTAACCTATGTAGGAAACGATAAAGTTTCACAGATCAATATGGGGGATACGGTAAGTTATAAAGCGGGTCAAAATATTAATCTGATCGTGGATGCGACGAATAATACGATCACTATTGCCACTTCCGCCACACCAAACTTTACCTCGGTAGAGGCCGATACCGTGAATGCAAATACTGTGAATGCCGGTAGCGTAACCATTAATAATACCGGTATTAATGCCGGCAATACCACCATTACAAATGTCGCCGCACCGGTAAACCCAACGGATGCGGCGAATAAAGACTATGTCGATAACGCCGGTTGGTATGTGCAGAATAACGGTGATGTTGTGGGTGATAAAATCACTCATAACCAATCAGTGAATTTTGCAAACGGTAATGGCACTGTGACCAAGGTAAAAGTGGTTAATGGCACGGCGACTATCAGCGTTGATGTAGCAAATACGGCACTTTCAGTCAATGAAAACGGCACGGTGAAAGCGGGTGATAATACCTCTTATGCCACGGCAAATGATGTGGCGAATGCCGTCAATCATGCAGGCTGGACAGTAAATTCGACTGCAGTCGGAACAGGTAAGGTTTCGGGCGATACTGAAGCGGCTAAAGTGACGGCAGGGTCAGCAGTTAATATTAATGCCGGCAATAATATTGAAATCGCGCGTAAGGGAGCTGAGATGACGGTTGCAACATCAATGACTCCCGAATATACCAAGGTTTCGGTGGGCAACGGTGCCGTTACTATCGGCGGTTCAACCGGCAAAGACGGCGTTGCTGAAGTTTCGGTGGCAGACAGCAAGGGCGCACCGACGAGAGTGACGAACGTTGCGCCGGGTGTCAGCGGCACTGATGCAGTGAATATGAGCCAATTAAACAATTCAGTAACTCACTTTAATACCAACATGAATGCGCTTAATCATAAACTGGATAAAGTGGATAAAACTCTTCGTGCCGGTATTGCAGGGGCGACGGCAATCGGCTTTATTCAGCGTCCTAATGAAGGCGGTAAAAGCATCGTTTCTGTCGGTGTAGGCGGTTATAAGGGAGAATCTGCCGTTGCGGTCGGCTATGCACGAAATTCTGACAATAATAAGATTTCGATCAAACTAGGGGCGGGTATGAATAGCCGAAGCGATGTCAACTTTGGCGGAAGTATCGGTTATCAATGGTAAATTCTATAAGTTATCGTGTAATAAGCCCACCGGCACCGCATTGAAATTATTTACTTCGGTACAGCACAAAGGCATTGAAATTTTCGCCTGACTGCTGCTAAATCAAAACAGCAAAAGCAAGCCGTTGAGCTTGCTTTTTTACTGATAGCCACAAAGCCTATAACAAAAAAGCCACTCATCAGAGCGGCTTTAATTTTTTATGATATTTATCGGTGGTGCAGTATTACTGCTATACAGTACAAAACCGCGACGTTATGGCAACGAAAAGCCCGTGTGGTAACACGGGCAATTCAAGTATGAAAGGATCTCTATGAAAGCAACATGAAAAAACATCTCGCTAAATGGGCCTGTTCTGTCAGTGTAATTATTGCCATCATATTAACAACCTATGCCGATAATTTACGCACCTCCCAAACCGGCCTTGAATTAATCGGCAATGCGGAAGGCTGCTACCGTAAGCCTTATTTATGCCCGACGGATATACTCACCGTCGGCATCGGCACCACGGATTATGTAGAAAAAATCGCCCCGAACACAGTCGATTCACACACAACCAAAGAGGCGAGGAACTGAACAATGTACTGCAACAACATCAAGACTGGGGCGATATTGATGTGCCTGATGATATCCGCCGGCTGTTCAACAAACGAAAAAATCCCCGTTAAACAGCCGCTCTTATGCCCGCAAACCGATAATTGCCGGCAAATCACGGTATCCATCCAAAAAAACCGTGATTTTGCGACGGCATTGGATAAATCCCTTAACCAAACGGATTTATGCGTACTGGAAAATACCGCACTGAAAAAGTGTATTGCCGATTTTAACCAGAGTATAGAAACAAAATGACCGATATTTTAGACCGCGCTCAACAAGTTGAAGAAATGGCGCGTGAAATCGCTCTCAAAAAACACCGCACTTTTAAGGCGGTCAGCCGCCTTTATTGCGAAGAGTGCGGCGCTCTCATTCCTGAAAAACGCCGACAGCTTATTCACGGCGTCACCCGCTGCGTCACCTGTCAGGAAATCCACGAAAAACAACGCCGGAACTACCGCCGATGAAAAAACCGAACCAGATCCGAAAAATCATCGAACAAAGCTACCCGGATTTTGAGGCCAATCCGGACAGACTGCAGCTGTATATTGATAACGGCCAGATTATCGCCACCGGCGCCGGCGGCTTGAGTTTTGAATACCGCTACACACTGAACATCATCGCCACGGATTTCAAAGATGATTTGGCGCAGCTGATCGTACCGATTGAAGCCTATCTTCGTACCAATCAGCCGGAAATTTTTGAAAACCCGCAAAAGCGTGAGGGCGTATTTAAATTTGTCATGGATTATAACAATAACGACACCGTCGATGTCTCCTTTGAAATTCAAATGACAGAACGGGTCGTAACAACGAAAACCGATAATCTTAACGAAATCAAACTGCAATATGCGCCGGAACCGGTGTGGAACCAAGAGCGGGTGCGGGTGTATCTGGAAACCGAAGATAACCTGATTTTTGACAGCGGAGTGATGGATCATGGCAACCGTTGACGAAATTCACGCAAAACTGACCGCCCTGATTAACAACCTCAACCCGCAAGGGCGCCGGCAGCTGGCCAAAAACATCGGGCAAGCTTTGCGCAAAAACCAGCAGGCAAGAATTGCACGTCAGCAAAACCCCGACGGCACAGCCTTTGAACCACGCAAAGTGCAGAAAAAACTGCGTAATAAAAAAGGACGGGTAAAACGCAAGGCCATGTTCGCCAAACTGCGCACCGCCCGCTTTTTTAAAGTGCGGTCGAATTCTAACGAAGTTACGGTGGGATTTAACGGCACCGCTGCATACATTGCCAATATTCACCAGTATGGCTTAATGGGTACCGTGAACAAAAAGACGGGAAGAAAAATAAGATACGCCCAGCGCGAAGTGCTGGGCTTTAGTCATGAGGATTTGGATATGATCGAAGATATACTCTTAGAACACTTGGGCAAAGAATAACACAATGACGGAAATTATGATGCAGCCGACAAAAAATTCAACGTAATTTCTGGCAGTGATGACATTTCCGTACACGTTCACAAAATCCTGATTTTCGGTTCTACGCACAGGCACAGCATACACCACAACGGAAAGCAGGCAAATAAACAGCAGCAACCCTAGCCAATGTTCCGAAATAAAGGAAACTGCCATGTCATAGCCAACAAGCAACAAACCGACAGGAATGACAATCAGCAACAGCACAAAAGCGCCGGTAAGCATAAAGAGTGCAGCGAATAATTCCATAATTCCTCCCTTGTTGTTTTGATTGATTATTAAGCAAAATATTAAGTATTGTCAATAGGAAAATAAACACCGATGAACAATTTACAACTAGCCGTACTGTTGAGCGCTGTTGATAAAATGTCAGCGCCATTAAAAAGCGTCACCAAAAATGTTGCGGCGCTTTCTGACAAATTAAAGGAAAGCAAAACAGCATTAAAAGAATTAGAAAAAATGCAAGGTCGAATGAACACATTTTCCCGCACGACGGAACAAGTGAAGAGAAGCACTCGAGCCATCAGCGACCACACCCTAAAACTGGAAAACTTACGTCGCAAAGCGGACAAAATGAAATCAGACCGTGCAGATTTGAGAGAACGCATAAGCACACAACGATCTCACTTTCAACAATTATTATCAAAAGGTGAATCAACCAACGCCACAACCGCCGCTTTGCGCTTGGGGGAGTTAGAAAAACAATATGAAAAACTGAATGATAAAATTAGAAGTAACGCCAAATCAATCACAGACCGAAAGAATAAATTAAAAGCAAGTAGAACGGAAAAAGCTAAGCAATTATTACAATTGCGAGACCTAAACCGGAAATTAAAAGCGGCCGGTATTAATACAAAAGAATTTGGCAAGCACGAAACGGATCTGGCAGGAAAAATAAAACTTGCAAACACCGCCTTAGAAAGTCAAAAGGCAAAATTGGATAAGCTCAATGCAAAAAAAGCCGCTTATGACAAATATCGCGGACAAGTCGATACACTGAAAAGCGCCAGCACGAAAGCACAGATTGTCGGCGCACAGTCAATGGCGGCAGGCGCAACAATCTTGACCCCCATCAAAAGCGCGGTGAAAGACAGCATGGAGTTTGAAGATGCCATGTTGGGCGTCGCCCGTCAGGTGGAAGGTGTCAAAGACAAGATGGGCAACCTCACCCCGAAATACGACGAATGGAAACAAAAAATCTTCCAGCTTTCGCGCGAGCTGCCGAAAACCACTGTGGAAATTGCCAATATGGTTACAAGTGCAGCCAGAATGGGCATTGACGAAAATGAAATTGAAGACACCATCAGAAAAAATGTTGCTATGGCAGTGGCATTTGATGTACAGGAAGGGCAAGGTGACGAATTCACAGAAAAAATGGGGCGCGTGCGTGACAATTTAAAATTAACACAGCAACAAGCCGACGCTTTGGCGGATACCATTAACTACCTTGATGACAAAAACTTATCGAAAGGCACGGAAATCATTGACTTCTTAAATGATGCCGCTGGGATTTCCAACATGGTTAAGATGAGCGACAAAGATCTTGCAGCATGGGGGTCAACGCTTATTACCGCAGGCAATGAAGCGGGCAAGTCCGCAAAAGCGTTCGGCTCAATCCTCACCCGCTTGGGAAGTAATAAAAAACCAGTCAAAAAAGCCTTGGCAGCCATTGGTCTAAACCCTGACGATGTGAAAAAAGGATTGCAGGTCAATGCCAGTGAAACCATCCTGAAAGTGTTTAAACAGGTGCAAAAGAAAATCCCTGAACATTTACGGCTTTCCGTATTGGAAGGACTTGCGGGCGGCGACTATAACAAAGTCTTCGCCAATCTAGTGAAAAATCCGGATATGGTGGAAAAACAACTTGCCCAAGCCAACAGCGCAGAAGCTCAAGAGTCAATGGATAGAGAATTCCAAACTCGAATGAAAGGACTGTCGGCAACTTATCAAACCTTTACAAACAGCCTGCGTAATCTGAATATCGTATTGGGTGATATGCTGTCACCAGCGCTAAATAATTTAATGAAAAAAATTGGCCCGATTGTGGATAACATCAGAGCATGGGTTCAAGCAAATCCCGAACTGGTACGAAATCTAATGCAAATCGCTGCTGCTATCGGTGGAACACTCACCGTTTTTGGGGCATTAAGTATTGGAATGAGTTTCTTACTTTATCCGATAGCGAGACTTATCGTCGGATTTAATTATTTCTTAAAAATCAGTAAAGCAATAAGCATCGGCATCAAATCGGCTGGGATCGCTTTTTATTGGTTAGGGAAAATCGCGGTCAATGCGATTGTTCTCGTCGGTCGCGCAATGATGACCAATCCGATATTGGCAGCGATAACACTGATTATCGGGGCAATAATCCTACTTTGGCAAAACTGGGATACTGTCAAAGAAAAGCTCATTGCAAGCTGGACATGGTTAAAAGAAACCGCAGGCAACCTTTGGCAAAATATTGCCAATGCGGTCACTGAAAAATGGGAGGAATTAAAAATCAAGGTTGGCGAAATCACGGATAAAATTGGCGCATTTTTTTCTGAAAAATGGAACGGCCTAGTGGATGGCGCGAAAAAATTCGGATCCAATATGATGGATAAATTAAAGGAAGGTGTGCTGGAAGCCTTTGAGAAAGTTAAAAGTTCAATCTTAAAAACCGTAGATTGGATAAAAGAAAAACTCGGCTTTTCCAAAGAAACTGAACAGAAAATTGAACAGACCAAGCAAAAAGTAGAAAGTGCGACAGCCAATGCCATGAATAATAGTGCAGCAGGCAGATATTTTGAACAAGGCTTAGGGATAGAAATACCAAGCAGTCAAAAATGGTCTGGCGGCTATGCCGGCAGTGGCGGCAAATATGAACCGAAAGGCATTTATCACGGCGGCGAATATATCATGACCAAAGCCGCCACTTCTCGCCTTGGCGTGCCGTTGCTTAACGCCTTAAACTACGGTAAAAACGCCCTATTGGCGACAGGCATCGGCATGAGTGTAGCAACCGCCGCCCCGCTGCAGGTAGATACTCGTCCGCCGTTGTCTGCCAAGGCGGCAACCGTGCAACCCCTGCAACCGATGACGGTGAATATCACCATCAACGCCGCCCAAGGACAGGACGAACGCGCCATTGCGCGCATGATCGCCCAAGAAATGCAGCGCATTCAAAATCAACAACAGGCGAGATTGCGCAGCCGTTTAGGCGACAGGGAATAACAACAGGGCGTAAGCCCTTTTTGTTGATATTATCCTGAAATGCGATTATATTGTGATCATCCTTAAAACCTTAAAGGAGGATATATGTTAAAAGAAACAGGATATGATGAATATCTGGCCCAGCAAATTAAGTTAGGACGTGACGATATTAAAGCCGGACGCGTCATTTCTTTTGAAGATGCAAAGCAACACTGGCAAAGAACGCTTGAACAAAAAGCATTAGAGATTGCCGAACTGAATGAAGAACTGGAAAAAGAACTGATTTATGGCTAAAAAACTGCTTATCTCCAAATTGGCAGAAAGAAATATTGATGAGATTCTACAAAACGTCTATGAGTTCACCAGCTCCGCGACCAGTTCACAAAAATTATTAAATGATTTTATCAAACATTTTGAACTTATCAGCATGCTACCTAAAAGCGGCAAATTGCAAGCTGACAAGACAAGAATCACTTTCTGCCGCCATTATCGGATCGTCTATCAGGAAGCCGGCGAGTTTCTGGAAATCATCACGGTTATACACAGCCGAAGAAAATATCCCCAGCTCTAATAACCTAAAAAAACCGATTTATAATCGGTTTTTTGTTATCTCAATTTTCACACTGACACAAACTCACCTTTTTTATTAAATCCATTCACAATGCCGTTATTTAATAATTTAATTCGTATTATTGATGACTGCTGAACTTAACCGCCGTATTTTGACCGTCAACGGCATAAAAACCGCCGCCATCACCGCCGCAGAACAAATTAATATTGACTGCCCCATCGTCAACATCAAAGGCAACGTCAATATCACCGGCGCACTGACCACCGAGGATAACGGCGGAACGAAAGGCAATATCAGCATCAGCGGCAACGTGGACGTAAAAGGCGGTATCACAGCGAAAGGCGATGTCAAAGCGGGCGCGATAAGCTTACAAAACCACGTCCACCGCGAACAGGGCGACGGCGCCGATACAAGTAAGGCAAAATAATGAATCGAATCACCGGAAAAATCATCACCGACGAAAACGAACATATTAAACAGTCGGTTGCAGACATATTATTAACCCAAATCGGCACACGCATTCTGGAATTACGACATATTTCGTCACGTTGGATCACGGATTACCGGCTTTGCCGATTAATTCAAGGTCATTCGGTTGATATTACTGCTGGTTATTCTATTTGTTGGAATGGTATTAAGTGGAAATTAGGGTAA